GATTACTGAACCTTGTCGTTTACATTGAAGGAGATAAAGGTGACTATTCTTTAATATCCATTGCAAAGGGAAATGTAGAAAAGCTGGCCAAAAGAAAAGCCGAGAATAAAATACATGGGGACGGTGACAACCGGTAACTATTATGGTACGTGCTGTTACTTTTTTAGGAGCTTCTTGCGTTGGAAAGACATCTGTTTTTGATCTTATCGAAAAGGACAGATCGTTTGCCAGATTCGCCAAAATAGGCAGCATATCAAGACAACTTGTAAAGGAAGGGGAAATAGACCCTTCCTTTAATTCTGTCCCCAGTCAAAGGGCGATATTTGACAAGTATCTTGAAGTGCTGCACGGTGAAAACTATATTTCCGATAGAAGCGTTATTGATGTTCATACTTTCACAAGGACACTGCCCTATTCGGTTTCGTTAGATAATGAATTAAGACGGCAGTCAAACTTGATAAGTCTTAATGAGTATTATCTTCCCGTTATCTTTTATTTTCCTATCTATTGGAATGTTGAAAGTGATGGAGAAAGATTGAACGATGAAAGCAGGAGAAGAAAATGGGACAGCGAGATAAGGAGATTCTTAATAGACAAGAGATTGTCTTACGAAGTAATACCAAATGACACTCCTTTTAATAGGGTAAGATTTATAAAGAGTGTACTTTCTACAAGAATGAATTTACGTTAAATTCATTGTTATAATCGGCAAAACTTCAATTATTGTATGTAATAGTTGTATATTTGCCGATAGAAAAACGAAAAGAAGACAATATGGAGACTTTATTTAATGAGTTGGAAGAATATCTTTCTTCCAATACAATACAATACACTTCTGACAGGGAAAACTATACCGTGTCATTTGATGGAAAGACATACGAGTTTTTTCCTCCAAATGATGATGGATATTTCTTTGATGAAGACTTCCGGTGGGATAATGAAACTACCGAATACGATGGATATGTCTTTCGTTTTGGTGGCGTATGGTACACTATAGAGAAAGGACAGGAACGTGACCCTAAGCTGAATCGTGTAAAATGGAGAGGGCAAAGCGAAGTGGCAGGGCTTTCTTCCAATTTTTTGGGTGTACATGGTTCGTTTGAGCTTCTGAACGGAACAAGCCTATACTCCGATTGGGTAAAGAAATCCAAATTCTTAGGAATCGAACGTCTTGGTATAGTGGAAAAAGGAACGCTTGCAGGAGCTTTAAAGTTTCAGAACGCTTGCAAATCTGTAGGGATCATTCCTGTGTTTGGGTTGGAAGTCCCTGTAAAAGATGAAAAAAAAGACATTTCGTTCACTTACAAAATTTATGCCCAAAACGAAAAGGGGTGGCAGCATCTTCTTGCCATCAACAAAATAATCAATTGTGATTCTTCCGGGAAATTCATAACCCCTAAAGACATATCGGAGCATACGGAGGATGTGTTTATTGTTTTTGATCCAAAAACGATAGATTATGCTGACGTTCCTATTCTTTTAAGAAACAAGCATAACGTATTTTGGCAAGCTGATACAGTGGAATATGCAAAGTTCAACAGAGATACAGAATACCTTACAAACTTTGAAGCCTTTTACAAGTCGAAAATGAAACCTGTAGCACTTTGCGATGCCTTCTATATCGAACCGGAATATTACATTTTAAGGGAAACTGTAAATAAGATAGGAAAGAAGGTTAATCATAAATCCTACAACCAGTATTTTAAGGATGAAGTGACCTATATGGAAGAGCTTCTTTCTCTTTTTGGGGATCAGTCTGTAGGGGAAGCCTTTTATTTAAAGGCACGAAAAAACATGGATATGATTGCGGAAAGTTGCAATTTTGAAATTCCTACTGACAGTAGACATCTTCCTCGTTACGAAATGACAAAAGAGGAAAAAGAAAAGTATGAATCCAACGAAGATATGTTTGATTCCCTTATCTATGAAGGTCTAGAGAATAAACCGGAACTTTTAGAAGACTATTCGGAAGATGTATTAGTAGAACGGATTGAAAGGGAATCATCCATTATTAAATTTGGTGGTGTTATTGATTATTTTTTGGTTCTAAGAGATATTGTAAATTGGTGTAAGGAAAACAACATTTTGTTGGGTGCTGGTCGCGGTTGTTTTGTTCCGGGAACAAAAGTTTACATGGCAGATAGAACATATAAGGATATAGAAGATGTAGAGGTGGGGGATATTGTTAAGACGATTGAAGGGAAATCTGCTGTAAAAAATGTTTTCTGCTATGATGTTCAAGAAGAACTTGTTCATTTGGAATTTGAAGGTGGATTTAATTTAACTTGTACCAAAGATCATAAAATACATACGCAAAATAGAGGATACGTTCCTGCTGATGAAATAACGGAAGAAGACGATATTACTTTTACGGGAATGTGTGTTTATAAAATGACTTGTAAAAGTAATGGTAAAATATACATTGGGTGTACATCTTCTGGAATTTACAATAGATTAAAATCACATAAAGATGATTCTGTTAGAAACAGATCGGTAACAATGTATAAAGATTTAAACAAATATGGATTCGATGGGTTTGAGGTGGATATTTTGGAGTACGCAAGTTCTCTAAGAGACTTACAAGATAAAGAAAGAAAATGGATCGCTTATTACAAAGAAAAATCTCCAAAATTGGTATATAATATTGGAGATGGTGGTTTTGGAGGGGATAACTATAAAAATAATCCAAATATGGAGAGAATTAGGAAAAGGCTTTCTATTGGAGTAAAGAATAGCGAAAGATGGACGGAAGAAAAGAGACGTATCGAATCTATTAAAATGAGAGGAAGAAATCCTATGAGAAACCCTGTCTCAAAAAGGAAATGTATTTTAAGTGCGTCGAAAACATTGTGTACATTTTATATTTTGAAATTTTCTTTAAACGGGGAGTTAATAGGTATTTACGATTCTCTGTATGAAGCTGCTGGGGAAACTTTTAAATTTTTTCAAGGATTAACCTATAGAGTGTATAAAGATTTTATTTATTTAAGGAGGAAGAAAAATGAAATTACAAAAGAAGAGTTATATAAATTATTCGGGAAAGGTTTACGATTTGGGTGTAACACAGAAGAACAAAAATTATGTCGCTAACAATATTAGTGTACATAATAGTGCATCAGGTTCACTAATTTCTTATCTTTTTGGTATCATAAATACGCATCCTTTGAAGTTTAACTTACTTTTTGAAAGATTTTTGACAAAAGGACGTTTGGGACACTTTGAAAAGCAGGAAGTTTACGAAGTGACACTGGAAGATGGAACTAAAAAGATTCTTCCTATCAATGTTACTACCAAAAATTTAAAAGTAGGTGACGATATATTGGTTTAATAGATAGAACAGAAAATATGAAAATTAAAGAACTTAAAAAAATAACAGTGGAGCGATTTGTGTCTGGATCGCTCCCTGATTAATTACCCCCTTGTTTTCGGACAAGGGGGAGAGTTAGACATTGATACAGATGTGCCGGGAGAGTATCGTCCGGCAGTTAAAAAATACATGGAAGAACGTTTTGGAGAAACACAGGTTTGTTCTGTAGGTACATACACTACCTTGCAGATAAAACAAGCTATAAATGACGTAGGAAAGATTTATGGAGCTTCCATTCCTACGCTTAGAAGAATTTCCAAAATGATAGAAGATGTGAAGACGGAGGAAGATTTTCTAAGACTTGCCTGTAGAAAGGAAGAAATAGCACAATTCGTGAACAAATATCCCGAAATGATGAATGTCGTTTTCCTTCTTCTTGGGCAACAAAAGGCAGCTTCCATTCATGCTTGTGCCATGATGATTTTCCCAAAGGAAAAGACAATGTACGAGTGGTGTCCTGTAAGAAAAGTGGACGATCTTGTCGTTAGCGAATGGGAAGGCGGAGAAATGGATGAGGCAGGCTTTTTGAAAGAAGATATTCTGGGAATCGAGCAGCTTGATAAATTTACCGATATTCTTGTCTTGATAGAAAAGAATACGGGAAAGAAGATCAATCTCTATACAGATATAGAATATAATGATCCAGAAGTGTACCGCTATTTTGCAAACGGTTGGCTTAGCGACATATTCCAATTCTCTGCAAAGGGACTTTCTTCTTACACGCAGAAAATGAAGCCTAAAAATATGGATGATGTAATTGCTGCACTCTCCTTGTTTCGTCCCGGTCCAATGGAAAACGGCTTTCACATGGATTATATTGCATTGAAAAATGGCGAGAAAGAGTCTGAATATCCTATTGGCACAGAAGAAATATTGAAAGATACTTATTCTGTCTGGATATACCAGGAACAGATCATCAAAGCAGTTCAAACTCTTGCTGGATTTACAGAAGAAGAAGCAGACATTGCACGTGCTGCAATTGGTAAGAAAAAAATGGACAAAATTAAGAAATTGCGTCCTAAATTTGTAGATGGATATGTAAAGAGATTTGGTGAAAAAGGGGTAACAAAAGAGAGTGCGGAAGCTCTTTGGGAGCAGATGGAAAAGTTTGGAGCTTATTCTTTTAACCGCTCACATTCAGCAAGTTACGCTATTAACGCTTACAATTCTTTGTGGCTGAAAGTACATTATCCGTTGGAGTTTTGGTCGGTTGCCTTGTCTCGTGCAAGTAAAGATGATTTTCCCCGTTATATTAATGAGATGAATCAAACGGAAGGGATCGAAATCAAACCTGTCAATATCAACAAATCTGATATTGGTATCGTAGGTGACAAAAAGAGCAATAGTGTTTACTGGGCACTTAACGCCACCCAACAAGTCGGAGAAAAGGCACAACAACAGATCATTGAGGAACGAGAAAGAAATGGAGAGTATTTTTCTTTGGAAGAGTTTGTAGACCGTCATTCCTTTAAAGGTTCTTCTGTTAATAAGTCCA